ATAGAATCCTTCGAAAATTCTTCCTAGGTATATTTCGGTTAAAGAAATAATACCATTCGTAGCTAGTAATGATTTATCCAAAAACAACGTGTCGCTGGTGCGGTGTACCTTTGCAGTGGACCAGTGTACATGAATTTGTCAACTATGCGTTTGATTATTTTCAGAGGGAGACCCACGTTCCCCTAGAATTTACGGCAAGGGTTTATAAAAAACCCAAGTCCAGTACCCGTTGGAATTTGTGTCGCGCGTGTTACAAAATGAATCTAGCTAACATTCACCGAAGGGAGATCACTGGCAAGATGATCAGACACAGGAGCATCGACACCACCCCGATGATAGGCGCTTTTCTACTAAAACTATTTAATCAGTCGTGGAGGCACAAAAGGTACATCGAGTTCATGTGGCTCCACCACCACTCCTTTGAAGCTTTCTTGGATTATCTTCATGCCCGTGACACCTTGCTAGGTAATCCAACTGGAGACATTTTTGACAATGAAGAACTGGATTACTACTACGAGGACATGGTCAGATCACACTTCCAAGTTCCTAGTCACCACGAACCTATCAGGGATGACGATGACAATATTATTTCTTTTCAATTAAACGATACAGACACATTTTTAGTAAATGCACATCCTGTTGTCGAGTAATGGTACGCCGTTCTTTGGTGCAAAGGGTGGCTACCCGAGTCAGCTCAAGCACCTCATCAAGATGTTCAACGAGAGGGGTCACACGGTGACTATGTTACTATGGGGTCTGTGTGGAGTGAAGCATGTGGGTGTACTTTCATTTAGAGATTTGGTTAACAATAACATTCTTCCAAATGAAACCAGAGACCCGTGGTCCCAAGGTCTTCTTGACAACCCTATGGTAAATTTCATTTTGGGTCCGTATGAAAAATTTCCATGTGTAATCAAGATCGCAGACATTAACGAATTCATCAAGAGGACCAGTGCGGATGCCATTTTCTTCCTGCAGGACATATTTTTACTTGAGACTTCAACTCAGGATCAGATTGCATGTCCATCCTATCTATGGTTTCCTTTGCACTACGAACCGATCGATTTGCCTACCGTGGCGGCTCTAGGGAAGATCAAGCACATCATTTCATTGTGTCCTTCGACCCGCGAAAGGGTCAAGCGTCAGATGGGACGGGACACCTATGTGGTTCCTCACGTGATTGAATTTAATACACATCTCCCTCCGACGGACACAAAATCTAAAATAAGAAAAGACTTTAACATTGATGACACAAAGTATGTGATATGCACGTTGGCAGGAAACTACGAGCAGAGTGGGAGAAAATCACTTGACACGACGTTGATGGCATTCAAGGAATTTCTTGCAAAACACCCAGAAGCCTTGATGTGGGTGCATGCACCGACGCTCAATCACGCACGAGTGTATGACGTTCCATTGCTTGTGAAGACTTTGGGGATACCAGACCACGCCATCAAATTTACAGAGAACACGCTTGATGAGACCACGCTTCAAAAAATGTACAAGTGTTCCGACATGTACTTATGTGGATCGTGTTCGGAGGGTTTTGGAATTCCTCAGTTGGAAGCGCAATACTACGGGTTGCCAGTGGTTACCACACGATTCGGTGCCATGCATGATTATTGTTGGTATGGAGTGTCGGTGCCTCCCGTCCAGCGACACTTTAATCACATGCAGAGTGCTTGGTGGGTCAAGCCAAGTGTGATGGGAACTGCGGAGGCCATGGAGAAGGTCTACAATGATGATCTGGAAACAACATCGGAATGGGTTCAGAATGAGGTGAGAACGCATATGAGTTACGAGACAGTGAAGAACAAGATCCTCGAAATTATTGAGAAAAATAATTAGTCTCTTAAAAACATTGCTATATTTTAAAATATGTCATATATCGGAATTGGTGTAGATAATCCAAACCATAATGTTGAAGTATCAGGTCAAGTACGAGTGGAAGCTGTTGAAGGAGGAAAGAGAAGTCAACGAGTTCCTTTTGAAATTCTAAGCGATTACACAGGAAATAGAACTCTTACCGATTCAAGGCAGCTTAGGCTTAGAGTCACGCCATCAGAAAATGATACATCAACTTCCCATATTGATATGGGAATAGACAATCAATATGGAAACGTATTTTTTATAAGTCAACCCGTATTTGATTCAACTGTTTCTGGTGAAAGAGTTTTTAAAATTAATGATAAGCAAGAATTTGAGTTTTATGATTTAAATGCTCAACAAACAACTTTTAGCACAACTCATTTGATAATTGATAACATTTCAGGAACTAACGGAAATGTTATTAGTAATAATTCAATTATATCCATCAACGTAGAAAATAATGTTCCAATAATTAATACTGATGTAAACAATACTACAAAAGATGGTGATAACATTGCAATGAAAATTAAAAATATTTCGGGAAAAATTACATCTTCTTCTATATTTGAAAATTATGATAAAAATAATGTTCAAACAAGTTCTGTAATTTTTAGAATGACGGAGGAGGATACTTTTAAATTTAATGGAATATTTATTAATAGTGCGGGTACTATAACTGCTCCGTTTGGTTTTGGAAACTTTACTGGAGCCCATGAATGTATTATAGATGATAGTGTAGAAGATGGATTAATTGTATCTGTAAATCCTGATAAAGAAATAGAAAATTTAAGTATAAATAGCGCTATCCCAGTTGTGTACAAATCAAATATTAATATGGACCCAAATGTATTTGGTGTAATGTCTAAAAATTACGTCAATGCTTTAGGAGAAGGTTCCGTATGGGTTTCTGATATCAATGGTACATTCACGGCTGGTGATTATATTACTTCATCTATTTTAGTTGGTTATGGTCAAAAACAATCAACAAATTTTATGAAAAATTATACAGTTGGAAAGATCTTAGAAAATTGTGATTTCAGTAGAGATCCAAGATACCTTTCAATGTCAGACGAAGGTGTATTGACAGTTGTATCCAATGAGGAATATAAAAGTAGCACAAGTAATGTATACAAGGCTCAATTGGTTGGTTGTACGTATCATTGTGGATAAAAAAATAAAACCGTATATTAGTAATGTCTTTGATTTCTAAAGGACAAACATTAATCAGTAATATTGAATTAGGTAGTCTAAAACAAGAGGTTCCATTTGAAATACATAGTGATTACACAGGTAAATCAACACTTACAGATTCAAGACAGTTTAGGTTAAATGTTAAACCTTCTGAAAACACCCTATCAAATACTTATGTAAATATGGGTATAGATAATCAGTACGGAAATCAATTTTATATAAGTTGTCCAGTGACAGATGCTACAATATCTGGTGATAAAGCATTTACCATAGATAATTCAAAAAAAACAACTATACCAAATTCATCAAATATATCAGAACTAAATACATTATCGGTTCAGAATTCTTATATACATGATATTTATGTACCTGAATATGCAAGAAATGAAATTATTTCGGTAAATGGAACATTACTTTTACAAAATAATGTATTTGCTCCAACCACATGGGAAACCATTTCCAATATTGCTTCTGGTATGTCGCACACTTTTCTTCTTACACCAACCGGTAATGTTTATGCTGCTGGTTCAAATCAATATGGTGAATTGGGAATTGATAACGAAAATCAAAATTTAAATGTTTTTACGCGATTATTGAATCCAAATCCTGAACCAGGAAGGGAAGGTGAGTATCTGTCTAACGTAAAACTAATAGGTTGTGCAGGAAATAGCTCATATTACACAACATTCGAAAATGAATTTTATGCTTTTGGTAGAAATCAAAATAAACAACTTGGTTTAGGGCCATCGAGTGCAGGTACATATACAACACCGCAAAGTGTTAGTACTAGTTTTACAAGTAATATTGTAGAAATCTCTAGTCACTATAAATCTTCATCAGCTTTCTGGCCTACGTTTGTATCAATTTTAACAGAAGATGGAAGTGTTTATGTTGCAGGATCAAATTCCAACTATAGAGCAGGAATGCCAACACAATATGGAACATATTCTACCTTTACAGCAGCACCATCTCCTGCAGATTCTAATGTTAAAAAAATAATAAACGGTCTACAGAATTCAATGATTATAAAAAACGACGGATCTGTATATGGTTGTGGTGTAAGCTCGGAATGGCAATTAGGTGTAAATACATCAGCAACACAGTATATACAATTGGGAACTATTGCATCTCAACAAACAGTCAGTATACAAATAGGACAGAGTATCACACAAGTATGTTGTGGACAAAATCACACAATGGCACTAGACATTAATGGAACGGTATGGGTAACTGGTGATAATCAATATGGTCAACTTGGGTTAGGGGACTATGATAATAGAAATACTTTTACGTCTATTACCGGTCTTGGCAGTATAACGGAATTGGGAGCGTATTATAATAGTTCTTTTGTTCGTTCTGGAGGTCAATTGTATAGTTGTGGTAATAATTACTATGGACAACTTGGGTTAGGGGACAATGATAATAGAAATACATTTACATACGTGACTGGTTTAAACAATGTAACTCATCTTTTTTCAGCACCAGAGGATTATTATCGTTCACTTATTATTACTTCAGGGGGGACCGTTAAGCATGCGGGTTATGGTTATTGGTTGAATATAAGCGATCACACCCAATTTACGTCTACTGGATATTCACAACTTAATAGCGATGTTGTTCATATTTCAACTAATCCATATTCTGCGATATTTGTAAAAAGTAATGGGACTGCATATGGTTACGGATACGCGGGCGAAGGAACTTTTGGTTCTACTGCAAATGGAAATGTATATGGGTACCAATTGACGTATAGCGGTTCTGTAATAACAAATGCAGTTATGTCGGTAATGCATGACAGATCTTCGAATATTTTAAGATCGGACGGTTCAGTTATAGGTTCTGGAAGAAATTTTTCTCTTGCACTCGGTCTTGGATATTCTACATCTAGTACTTACGTTACATACACGTTATGTTCTTCTATAGCTCAGAGTGGTGTTACACAAATATCTGGAGCGAATAGTTTTTCGATTATGTTGAAAAATGGTACTGTTTATGGAGCAGGGTCGAATTCAAATGGCGAATTTGCAGATGGTGGAAACGCACAAGGTCCTTTTGTAACAATTCCAAGTTCACCCACAACTGTCGTATTTATATCCGCTGGTAAATTTTTTACTTATTTGTTAACATCTAATGGCGATCTTTATAGATCAGGGAAAAATGATTATGGACAACTTGGATTATTTAGTGATTATTCAATTCAAACATCTTATAATAATATAATTAGTAGTTTTATTCCTTTTACAAATGTAAAAAGTGGTTATTTTCATGAAAGGTGTACACATGTATTACTTGAAAATGGTTCTTTGTATGGCACTGGAAGAAATTATAATGGGGCTCTTGGAACTGGCTATTCAAACATACAAACTGGATTTACTGCTATACCAGGAAATGGCTCATCGGATGTGGTTGATATAAGTGGAGGTGAATATTTTTCAAGTTTAAAAAAATCCGATAATAGAATTTATTTTTCTGGATCGAGTGTTGGCAATTCTGGCGGATCAAGCGTTTTTACTTTGTACTCTTCTATATCAAACGTTGATAAAATTAGTTGTGGACCATTTAGTATATCCATACTGAATAATAATGGCCAAATACTTGGAATGGGACAGAATACTAACGGAAACTTAGGAGTAGGTAATTTTATAAATAGTGGCACTTTTAATTATTATACTTTAGTAAATAATCCAAATTTAGCATCTTTTATATACAAAACTCATGGTGATTACAACGGTCTTTATAATTTTAATGGTTTATATTCAGATTTATCTATCAAATGCTATGATTACCTTGCGGAAGTATTTATTAATCAACAATATGGTGCACGCGTAACATCAGATGGACGTATGTTTGCATCAAGTTTTATACCATTTACTGGAGTTCATATGAGTAATAATCGTAAAGAAATTGAGTCAGGTTTAATAGTTTCTATAATTCCAAGTAATTTAAATAAAAGTTTTCAAGATATAAAATTATCAAACATACAAATGGATTGCAACGTTATTGGTGTAATGTCTGGAAGTGACACTTTTAATTCTCTTGGTGAAGGGGGTATATGGGTTTCAGATATAAATGGCACTATTTCATCTGGAGACTATATTACATCATCCATCCTTCATGGATATGGTCAGAAACAAGACAGTGATTTTATGGAAAATTATACAGTAGCAAAAATTATACAAAACTGTTATTTTAACGAACATGAAAATTTAAGATATTTATCACTTTCAGATGATTGTTTAACACTTGATATTGTACCAAAAGAAGAATATCTTTTAAATCCAGACAAATATTTCCGAGCACAATTTGTTGGATGTACGTACCATTGTGGATAATATTATGTTATTTATTATTAAATGTCTTATTCTGGAATAGGACTAAATCATCAACTGGAAGTGGATGGTCAAGTTTTTGTAAGTAATATTGAATCAGGTTCAACGATACCATTTGAAATATATAGCGATTATTCAAATAAAGGAGCTTTGACAGAATCTAGACAACTTAGATTGCGTGTTAATCCATCTGAAATACCTAATTCTACATCACACATTGACATGGGTATAGATAATCAAAACGGTGAATATTTTTATATAAGTCAGCCAGTTTTTGATTCTACAATTTCAGGGAACAAACATTTATTCAATATAGATAATACTGGACAAGTTAATATTTTAACTCCCAATATAATTTGTGGATCTTTAACAACATCAAATGTAACTACACAGAATATAAATAATTTAATGGATAAAATAAATATTTCCAATGATTTTGGTTTAAAAGCAGGTTCGGTTATCGAAATTGATTATACTAATACAGTTCCTAGAGAAATCATAACCATTTCAAAAACTTCTGTTGCTGCTGCATCATTTTATAGTTACACATCAATTATGGTATTAAGTACAGGAGGTAAATTATACTCAGCTGGATACAATAATTATGGTCAACTTGGTTTGGGAGATACTATCAACAGGCGAACTTTAACGCCCGTTGTGGGAGAAGGTTCTAGTGGAGTAGTTGATGTAAAATCGGGAGCGTGGCATCACATCATTTTAAAACAAAATAATGCGTTATATAGCTGTGGGTATAATGGATATGGTCAACTTGGTTTAGGGAATTACGATTACCCATCCAAATTCACAATAATGACGGGTGATGGTTCAAGTGGAGTAGTTGATTTTAGCACGTCATTTTATAGCACCATTTTTGTTAAGAATACAGGTGCCGCATACGGTTGTGGTTTAAATTCACAGGGAATGCTAGGAGGCAGCTCTGGTACTACACCCGCATTAATTCCAGGTGAAGGTTCTTCAGGTGTGACGAAATGTTCTGTTGGTAACACTCATTCAATGTTACTAAAAAGTGATGCGGTTTATATATCGGGAGACAATATATTTGGACAATGTGGACAAGGATATTCAGGAGGTTCACTTACAACCTTTACACTCGCGAATGGCGAAGGATCAAGTGGTGTAACTAAAATTGCAGCTGGTGATCAATTTTCGGTCATTTTAAAAAATGACGGAGCTGTATATGGATGTGGATATGATTCTAATGGACAACTTGGTCGAGGAACCACGTATCCATATCCAACAGTATTCACAACAGCAGTAGGAGAAGGCGCCGCCAATGTAACAGACATCGTTACAACATTCATGGCCAGACACGTACTTATAAAAAAAAGCAACGGAAAAATATATGGAACTGGTTTAAATAGTTTTGGACAACTTGGTTTAGGAGATACTTCCAACAGACTAACTTTCACAGAGATACCATCGACCGAAGGTGCTACTAATATTAGTGTGGGTTCAAATCTATCAAGTATCGTATTAGATAGTAATGTATATGTTACTGGGAAGATCGACATAAATAATATTTCACCATACAAAACAACATTTACACAACTTGATTACCCAGTAAGTGATAATGTTGTTTTCAATATAAATAATACAATATCAAGTAATACTGTAATTAAGCATGCACTAGAGGATGATAATGAAAATAATGGTGCAGTTTATGGTTTATATAGAACACCTACTAACGATGATGTAATGAGAATAGGTGTTTTTACAACAAATCCAACAAATTATATCACTATTAATGAAAATAGTACTGTAAGTGCTTCTGGATATTCTCAATTTACAGGATTTCATTCTGGAGTCACAAAAAAATCTATTGAAAAAAATCTAATAGTTTCAGTTGATAACACTATACCACTGGCTATATTTTCTACAAGCGATGTTCTTACAGGTGTGAGTATTTCTGACATTGAAAATGATCCAAATGTCTTTGGTGTATCAGATGGCGACGAACATTACAATGCACTTGGTGATGGTACAGTATGGGTTTCGGATGCAAACGGTACATTGAATGCTGGAGATTATATTACTTCATCGACGCTATCTGGTTATGGAGTCAGACAAGAAGGAAGTAGAAAAATGAACTACACGGTAGCAAAGATTTTACAAAATTGTGATTTCACGAATGCTAAACGGTTTCTTTCGATGTCCGAAGACAAAACTCTTTCGACAATTACAAAAGAAGAATATTTATCAAATACTGGAAATGTTTATCGCGCGGAAGTGGTAGCGTGTACATATCACTGTGGATAAAATGTAATTAGTTATTAGAATAATGGAAACTCCATTCAAAGCTGTGTTTACAAAAAAATGCAATTTTCTTACTCAGAGCTTTGACACGGAACCTATAAATATTAATTATGGGTCAAGTGGAAAAATCATGGTACCAAGGCATGGTGATTTTATCACGAAGATGTATCTTTTGATTGACTATACAAGTACGCAGAGTACCAGGTTGAATCAGGCGCATGCCATGATTGATTATGTGTCCTTGAACATAGGTGGAAATACGATTCAACAAGAGTCCGGCGAAACGTTAAACCTACGCTTAAATGTAGAAAATACAGAAAAGGAATCTTTTTCAATTGTTCAGCTTTATAGAATGCTGGGAGGAGGACCAGGATTTCCTTTTACAGATACGGATCAATTTCCACGAACCTATCGTCTTCAGGTGCCTCTTAAATTCTGGTTCCACGGAAAAATAAATTTGGCCATTCCATTATGCGCTTTAAGACTACATGAAGTTGAAGTTGATGTAGGTATAAGAAATGCAGTAAGGTGGGGTGGCGTCGACAGTGGAAATAACAATGTAAATGTTAGTCTGCGAATAGAATATGGTTATGCACCAAAAGAAATTGTTGATTCACTAAGCAAAAAACAATTAATTTATCCAGTTGAACAATTTCAATATTCAGAAAATGAATATACAGGAGATTCCGTTTTTATACTAAAACCTTATATAAACAATCCTGTGAAAGCTCTATTTTTCACTTTTAAGAATACTTCGACTGAAACAACAACGCCATTTGATTATTCACGTGAACTACAAACATATGAAGAAACTACTCTTGACTACAATGATTTTTTAAATTCCCTAGAAATAAAGCTAGATGACAATTTAATATTACAAAGAGAAGTAGGGACATTTCAAATGCTACGAGGGTTTCAATATTATTCTCATTTTCCTGGTTCTAACCAAAACATTCTATTTGGAGAAGATACGTATCGTGGTTACATATATGCACTCGCACTTTGTAAAGATCCAATGAACATTCCCAAGCCAAATGGATCTATAAATTTTTCACAGGTGACAAATCCATATTTCAGAATTGATGCCAAAGGAAAAAATACGGATACTATAAAATTTAAAATATTTCCCCTTTCTATAAATTTGCTTTATATAGAAAAAGGTGTTTCAAAATTGGTGTTTGATAATACTGGAATGAATTTACCAACATATCACTAAACTATATATCCTTTTCCATTTTCTGTTGTGAAATTAACCACAGATAAATAATAAACTGTAAGTATCATTTTTGATCCAGGTAAGACGGGAAACCCTTCAATGGCTGAATTAATGTTCAGTGAGGATGATGAATCAACCGTGATTGACCCTGACGGAGTGAAACGCAGATCCCATGGAAATTCGTTGTCTGTTGAAGTATATGTTGTTGAAGGTATCCCAACGTAGGCACCATTTGTTTCAAGTTTACTAATAACTCCTGTATCCAACGAAGTAAGATCCAGACTTGTATCGAGAATTAAATTATTGTAGCTATAAGTGTAACTGGAAGATGAAGTTCCAAGAATTTCGGAAAAATTTCTGAATCCAACGGGTGCAGCCGAATAAAACATATCAATATAAGCACTCTGTGGCCTTGGTGTTACATATTCATAATCTCCGTATATAACTTTTAAAGGATTTTCAGAAAAACTATATGAATAAAAAACACCATTATTGTAAAAATCATGAACATAAGACTGAAATTCTTTAAAAAATAATGGATTTTCAAATTCACTTCTATCCGATTTGCTTAATAAATTTATTCTAGCTTTTATAATTGGACTGTAAAAATCAGGATTGTAAGGCAATCCTTGTTCTAACTTGAAAGTCCAAAATAATGCCCTAGATGTGTAATAACTATTTAAATAATAGCGATACGCCACCTCTAGTGCTTTTGGTTCAAGCTCTATACTTTCGTCGTTTATCTTTTCAATTGGATAATTCTTATTTTTGTACAAAAATGAATAACGTTCTGAACTTGAAAGTTTTACTTCCTCGGTTACAAACATAAAATTAGAAAGATCTGCACCTTGAGAAAACCCAGATGTATCTCGCACAAGTTCTTCCAATGTTAAAAAATTTATTACTATAGTGATTTTAGAATTATAAAGTGCACATAGAGGAAGTGGTGGACGAAATGACGTAGTGTCAACATTAGAATCATTATAATGATTATTAAAGAAAAATGGTATGGGATAATATAATTCTTTGGGATAAGATGTTACTACACTTTTTTGATCGTAAGTTGTTCCGAAATTGTACATTGTCCCAAGAATATTTTCACGATCTTGATTTGAAGAATGCATCGTTTCGTAGATCGACATCCAATCACCCTTCAATGACTGTATTTTTTCATCGTTGATAAATAAATCTATTCTTTTTATCATTGATAGACCTAAATTTTGAGCACAAGGAGTTGGCACAGACGTGGTTGGGAATGTGAATTTCAACATCAGTCCAGTCATAAGATCACCCATCTCCTTTGGTTCGAACACATGACGTATTTCTTGACCCAAAAAATTTGTTTGAACGGGTTTATAGTATCGATAAAATGGCATTGTTTGAGTAAATGATTTATACTTGTGTTCTGTAGGTGACTCTTCGTTAGAATACAGAAACGTATCCTGTAGACCAACGGCACTAATACCAGTTAGAGCACCAATACCTGTGTCTCCACGGAATCCAACTGGAGGTTTCAACATGATCCTCTCTTAAAGAAAAGGGACATTTTAAAAAATAATAATGAGTCGCGAGGAACAGATCATCGCTGCATACACGAACGCAATCCAGCCCGTTCTGGAGAATGCCGTCGTGGTGGCTGCAGAATATTGCAAAGCCACTGGCAGGAGCATCGTCACTGCCCTCGATATGGAATACGGTATGAAGTGGAGTGCCATGAAGCTGACAGGAAGGGTCTACGGTTCCATACTGCCAGATGAAGACGACGAGGATTCAGATGGATGGGAGACTGATGATGACATGGTCGTGCAGGAGTGCGATATGGGGTTCGACGACGAGTTCCGCGAGTACGACGGAGACGATGAACGCTATCTGGAGGTAAACCAGGCGGTCCGCGAGTGGGCTGACTGGGAACCCGAGACCGAACTCGAGATGATGATAAAGAGCGCCGTAAATTCTAGACGCTAATGTTAGTTATGTCCAGAGGTCTATATGGACAAAAATATAGTGGGTACTTTGCAGACAGTTTTACATTCTTTGATACTGCTGCCTACATTGGAACCGAAAGCACTTTTACTAGTATAAACTTAGGTGACGAAGGAAGTTATTACAGTTACAAATGGTACGGATTCATAATACCACTAGCAACAGGAACTTATACCTTTCAGACAGTATCGGATGATGCTTCGTATGTTCATATACAAGGAACAGAAGTTGTGAATAACGGAAGTACCCATGGTGAGCAAACCAGGTCAGGAACAATAAATTTAAATGCAGGAACAAGGTATTTAATTAAAATATATTTTGGCGAAAATGCTGGTGGCGCAAGTATGAATTTCTCTTGGAGCGGTGGGTCTCAAACATCACTCACGACAGACCTCACTACCGATGTACTGCAGTTTTATCCACAATCGGATACATTATTGCCGATAAATTATGGTCTAGTCGGGTGGTACAAGGGTGAGGCGTGGAATGGAACGAGCTGGCCGGACCTCTCTGGGAATGGCAATCACTGCACAGAAATAGTTCCGAACTGCACTATCAACAAAGCTGGTAGCTACATCTACGGAGGTACTGGCGATGGGATAAGATTTCCATCTGCCATTTTACCATCAACCTATACACTATTTCACGTGGCCCGCTATAATGGCGCGTACAGAAGTAGGATATTTGATGGAGTTGCGGCAAACTGGCTTTCTGGGTTTTGGGGTGGAAGGACAGGTGTGGCGTATCATGACGGATGGTTAACTCAATATGGTACAACAGCCTTTCCACTTGATCAAATTCTAATTTCGACAGATCAAAAGAGTCTTTATAGAGGAAATGGAGTCAACCTTACTATAAATTCCGTAACAGGTTCTGCAAAAAATCTCAGTATAAATTACGGACATTTTACTGGCGAACGTTCCGACTGGGCTGTCTGGGAGGTCATCGTCTACGACCGCGAGTTGTCACTGGATGAAATTAGAATGACGGAAGAATATTTCACAAATTTTTATACAAATCCAGTTGTGCCCAGAGGTGTAAATTACTTCAATCCCAGAGATATTGTTTTTTATAAGAAAACAGGTTATTCTGTAAATATAAACAAAATGACCGCAAATACAACCTATATTTTGGGACTAGGCAATGTCGTGGCGAGCGCGAGTTCTGTTTATGATGGTAATACAGAAGCATGGAAAGCTTTTAATGGTGTTACTTTATCAGATTTTTGGCATAGTGCCACTACATATTCTACTGATGGAACATACTCAGGTTCTGCCTCTTTAGGTGGGTACTCGGGCGAATGGCTTAAAATTGAATTTCCCATTCAATTGTTTTTGAATTATTCTGTTTTATATGCAAGAAATACCTTGCCTCAGAGACTTGTGAAAAATGGCTACCTCCTTGCCTCAAACGATGACACAAACTGGTCTGTTGTCCAGTATATTAACAGAACACCAGAAGCGTACACTGAAACTTCCTTTGTGCTTGTTGACAAGTATATTCAAAGACCATTCAAATATTATGCAGTAGTTGCGACAAAACTTTTTGCATCAAATGTTGTTGATAGTATACAAATTTCAGAATGGTACATGGATGTCAAGATACCCGCTTTTAAAATAAGTAATACGATTTCATATGGACTGACATTTATGGATTTTAATAATTGGTACACATTATTCAATCGTGTGAGTGGTTCAAATTGGACTATAGAACAGACGGGTCTCAATCCAGATGTTCAGTTGAAACTCAGTAATTATGGAACAACAGGTTCTTATAACTATATATGGTACAAACTTAGAATACAAGATTATGATTATTTACGTATAGAGTTTGAATATTCTTTGTATGGGATTGGCGATGGAACAACATTCAAAATAGGATGTCTGTCTGCAGGTAGTGTGGGAGGAGAGCACATTAGAGCCGACGCATACAATGTAAATATGCAAATTTATAATGGAGTAAACAAATTCAGAATTTATAAAAATGGTATAGTAAACATACAAGAGACTCCCTTGATAAAAGCATCAAGTTCCACAACTTATGCATGGACACCTGTTGTAATAATTTACAATAAAAGTAATTATAAAACTTGGACTATTTATCACAATAATGAGTTATTATTAGAATATGATGATTCTGATAATGATTTTTGGGTAAACGTAGATTCTGGTTCATTTTTTGGGTTTGGTTCTAGGACTGGTGCAGCGACACTGAATTCATACTTGAGAAGATTTAAAATGATTACTCGTGGTAACATCCAACCAAATAGACAAGATGGTTCAACTCCTCAAAAGGCTGCGTATAGTGCAAGAAGACTTGTGGAAGATTTTCCTGAACTTAAAGACGGTGTGTATTGGATAAATTTACCTGATGTTGGTCCTACGCAGATATACTGCATTTTGAACACCGACTGTGCTGGGGGTGGTTGGATGCTGGCCATGAAAGGCACAAGAGGTACAACATTTAACTTTGATTCCGATTATTGGACAACGGCAAATACTCTAAATCCATCTGATACAAACAGAAATGATGGAGATGCTAAATTTGATACATTTAATAAATTTAGATCACGTGACTGGATGGCAATATTTCCAGACACTCCAGTGGGTGGTGGGGATGTATCTGGAGGCTATGGGGGATGGACCTGGGTTCAAGGTAGCGCAGTGGGAAATGTTAGACAAACTTTAAGAGAATTTTACGCTAGTCCAACACAAATAACAAAATTAAGTAATGGTGTTGATTATCCAGCAACTAATCCAACACCGACAGCAAGTTCTAAATTTAACTCCAGTATATGGTCTTGGCAAAATGGTTTTCAGTGGTATGGTATAAATTACACAACGTATAGTCCAAAATCCGTAAGATGGGGGTTTGCCTGGAATAATGAAGCAGACCAATCATCAAACGACGTGACAGGTGGCATTGGTCTGAAATATGCAAGTTACTCTGCTGGTAATGCATTTAATTGTTGTAATGAAGGTAATGCTGGGTATACAAGTATGAGATTTGAATGGTATGTAAGATAATCTCATTTAATATAAATGAACCACTGTACCACGACAGATACTATTATTCCAGGGATGATCGTATCTTTAAATGGAGAATGGGAAACGCCAGAAGTCAACCTCGGTACGGATAATATCTACGGGGTTTCCGTAGGAGAACAGGATGGGATCGATGTAAATATAAACATAGGGAATGAAGGTACAGTTCTGGTTTCGAATATAAATGGAGCGATAACTTCGGGCGACCTTATAGGTTTGTCACCAACACCTGGCGTGGGTGCACTTTACGACAATCAAAGTTTGTTATTTGGAAATGCAACAGAAGAGTGTATTTTTGACGACCAAGGTAAAGGCTTAGTCGCGTTTAAACGAACCCAATAAATAGTAGTGCGTCTGGTAGAAACCAATGGAAGGTTATGAATATGACCCAGACGAGTATGCCACAATTTCCAGTGAGGCCGAGACCGAGTCAGACTCTGAAAAATCGTTGGTCCCACTGGAACATGAAGAAAGTGTTCAGATTTTGAAGCCCCAGGTTGAGTACTCGGAACTGGACGACGTTTTCAGCGAAGAGCTAGACGATCTAGACCTCCGCGATTTCTTCATTGAAAAAAAGCAATCTAATAGTAGAGTATGTCAAGTTACGACATCGTTATCGACAGTTCAACCAGAAAAGACAGAGCCACAACCGATGCTAACAACTTCACCGTCTATCTCAGTACACCCCTTTATGGAATCCAATCTGTAAACTTTGCATCGGCATCCATGCCATATCTAAACAGTGCCTCGCAGGTCAATGGAAATGTCCACGCCTATTACGTAGTTCTGGAAGTGCCCAATTATGGCATTTTGACCGATAGGATCTATACGGTGGACAACCCATTGGTTTATAATAACAGAGTAAGTACTAGTGCAACAGGCACTATTTCACAATTTACAATATCGGTAACTTCATCTAATGGAATTGGTGCTGGAATGGAAGTCATTGGAACTGGCATAGGTACGAACGCCAAAGTCGTCAGCATCAATGGATCAACGATAACCCTTGATGTGGCGAATTCAGGTGCAGTTTCTGGTCAGGTTACTTTCGTGAATAAACTAGCAAATCGTTTTGATTTTGCCTACACAGGTTCACTTGTGGTTCCGTCGCTGGCTGGGGCGAGTCCCACAAACTACGTGATGAGTTCGATGAATGATAGGTTCAGTGTTCAAAAAACAGTACCAGTCATGGAAGCCATTAAGGTGTCGATTTACTATTATGATACTAGTGACAGTTCATTCAAGTTGTATCCTTTCACAAGCACTGGGGCTGCCACTGAAGAATTTGTTTTGAAACTGTCAGTCCAAGCTACCAAGGACAAGCGCTTTGCCACAAAGAAGCAAGATGATGAAGACAAACGTCTTGAGCCCAACATTGGACCACCTGTGACTCCAGGTTCAGAAAATACATTTGCGCGCAAGTTGATCAACTACTATAGATCATCCACTAGAAATAGAAACAACCCAGAAGAAATTACAGAACCCATCGGAGCCCTTTTGCCACGAAGAGAGTTCATGGGTGTTCCCACCAAGTATGCACAGATCCTAATTCCAATAGCGGTCGTTCTTTTGGTGCTCGCTATTCTCTTGGCTAAGTAATAATGGCTAGGTCATCCTATACGACACCTGGTCTCCCAGATTTCAACTACGAATATCACACGATATCCTTTGACACAATTGGTCAAGCAAGTTCCAATAATTTTACTGTGTACTTCAATACACCTTTGAGACAGGTGGTTCAAGCACGCTTGTTGGGTCTCCACGTCCACACCCGTGGAACTGTAGAACATCTCTATATGCGAGTCCGCGAACTGGAATCCAATTTTAACGACCGACTCACCAAGGATCCGCCGTCTGTCGTGTCAGCTTCGCCAGTTCAATCCATTGCCCGTGGCGCCTTTGGATCAATTATTAGCGACAATGATAAAGGCACAGGAACAGACCAACTCATTGTGTTCAAAGACAACTATGATCAAATTACTCAATTTATTCATCCTATAGAAAATTTGGATCGCCTAACGGTGAAGTTGTATAACCAGAACGGCGCTCTCGTTCCAAACCCTTCTGGAGGGCAAGAGGTCAATCATTTCATCATCAAGTTTGTATGCCGTTCACCCAACCTTCCAGGAAGGCAGACGCTTCCGTGGGTTCAGCCCAGAGTCAATATTTAGATGTCATCCTCTTCGACCACCTTGACCGTCCATTCCTGTTTAGGTTGTTCCTTGACTAACTTTTCCAGACGTATCTTGGTGGCCTTGACGGTTCTCTTGACATGTTCGGCAAGTTCTTCCAATTTCTTGTCCTTGTTCTTCAGGAGCCATTCATCATCTTCATTAGACCATCGGCCCGTCTTCAGTGTCGAATGTTCCTTGGCGATCCCAAGAGCCATCTTCTTCACCTTGGTGAGTTGGTTCTCGAGACCTTCAATCTCCTTGATCAGATCATCGATCGTAGGCTTCGGCGCAGGAAGTAGTTCCTGGTGACCATGCTCGCGGTGCCACAGGACCCTCTCCCAGAACGCCTT